TCTTGATACCAAGCGCCGAGTTATCGCTGAGAATGTGGCTAACGGAATGCCTAGAGATCGCGCTGGAGTGCTTGCAGACTTGGCTGTTAAGTCTGAAGTTATTTCCGCTCTTGCTTCGCAGGACGCAAATCCAAGGGCTGTGCTTGATGCTTCTATAAATGATGCGCTTCTTTCTGTAGGTAGAAACAAAACGATAACAGTTAAAGGCGCTGAAAAGGAAAACACTAATCTTTCTGACGAAGGAATGTTGTCATATCTTCCAATTTCATTTTTGCAGACAATAGCATCTGGGGCAGCAAGACAAGGTTCTGGAATGCAGATTTTCTCAAAGATGCTTTACGGATTCGCATTGGTTCCAGCTAGAGTGTTTCACAATGTAGCTTGGTTTAGTCCGTATGGGTTTATTAGACTTGGTGTTGACGCATACAAGAAATCTAAAGGACAAGATTCACCATACGCAATGTCTCTTCAAACAGACGCTCAATTCAAGCAAAGGCTAACAGAAGCTATTGCTGGTTCTGTTGTGATGCTTGGCCTTGCCGCATTGAGAGCTGGATCGTCAGACGATGAAGACGATAGGCAGTTCAGGATTGTTATTACAGGTAACGGGCCTAGCGCCACAACTGATAGGCAATACTACGATTCTTGGAATAAGAAGTGGAAACCATACAGCATCCACATTGTAGTTGGAGATACGATTATCCCAATTAACATCGGGCGTGGTGGTGAGGCTTTATTCTTCCCAATCATGCTTGCTGGAGCTATGGATGACTGGGAAATCAAAAAGAAGCAGAACGACACAAAGAAAGAGCCTGAAGATTTAAGCGCAATGGCATCCATGCTTGGATCATCATTCTTTGCTCTTGCACAGAGAGGCCCGTATGCCGCTTTTACCAAGCCACTGTTCGACGCATCTAAACAGGGCAGAGTAACCGAGGAACTTGTAAGTCAAGCTGGATACTTTGGAAAAACCTTTATCCCGCTTCTTGGAACATCTGTCGCAAGGAACATTACTGATTTCATAAACGATCCAGTCGATAGGTCTTCTGTCGAGGGAGCTATCTACGCAAACACACCGATTGTTGGCCCGTGGATGGGTGCTAAAGCTCTTAACGCTCTAGGTCAACCAGTCAGGGCTGATGACTGGGGCGATAAGCTATTTAAGCTCGGAGTTCCTGTTGTATTCTCGTTTCCGAAAAATACACCAATGAACGAACTGAATGAGCTTATTCTAAAGCAAGGTAGCGGCCCTACATTCCCAACTAGAACAAATGCCCAAAAGAGATTCGGAGACATCCTTACAGATGATGAGTTTGAATCATATGTCCGTGAATATGGGAAAGTAATGTCTGATAGAATGTTTAAGAATAGATCAAAACTTGCAAGAATGAAGCCAAGCGATTACGATGATGAGCTTGAAAAATACGCAAGGGGCTACTCCGCTGGTGACTTCAAGGTGAAGGGAGCATCGGATATGGCAGTCCAAGCGGTTAAGCGCATGAGACAATGATCGAATATGAACTGATAGACAAGTCTAGTTCCCCTGCTGGGAACTGGAGAATTAAAGTTCCACAAACAGGAGTTGAGTTTAAACACTACGACTATCGGGCAATAACCAATGCATACAAATCCCACTGCAACGCTAATGGGATTTTGCTATCTGCAAACTGGGAGGAAGAATTCTTATCTGAAATGTGTAAACAGAATCCAAACTGGGGATCGAAGTGTATTCCGAATAGCTCTAAAAAAGTAACCCGTAGGAGGCTATCTTTAACTGCCGTTCTTTCGTTTCTGAATATGATGCGTATCTGGGCGCAATCAACCTTATCCGGCAATGATGCATTCGTATCTCAGGAGGAAGCTGATAGAAGGGCTGGCATTTGCGTTGGTTGCCCGTTTAACACGACTTTGCAGTTCTCTTGCGGTGCTTGCATGGGTGCGGTGCTAACGCTCATACAGGGCGTTATAGGCAAAAGAAAAACGCAATACGACAGCAGGCTTGGAGCCTGCCTAGTTTGTAGTTGTTCTCTAACGGCTGCTGTCCATGTTCCAGTTGACATCCAGAGAAAAGGATTAAGCGAAGAGATTAAGAAGGATTTTGACGATATAAATTATTGCTGGAAGAAGGGATAGTTAATGAACTTTTTACATGAACGAGATTTAGGGGATATTATTCTTAGCTTGGCATCAGTCCAAGCATCGGGTGGCGGGAACTACTACATTCAAAATAATCCAAATGCTATAAGGATGCTTGCCCCACTAATTGAGCATCAGCCATATATAAACAAGTGCGGCAAGAAACTTCTATGTAAAATAGATAAATCTTTTGTTGATTTCAGGAATGGCGGACTCCCGTATGGCGTTCCGCTTGCAGAGCTACACGCCAGATGGATAAAACAGCATACAGATTTAAATAAACAATGGCTTTTTTGTCCAAAGGATAATAAGTTCAAAGGCAGGATTATTGTTAACAAGACGAATAGATATGCTAATCCGTTATTCCCGTGGAAAGAAATAGTTAATCAACTCGGAGAATCAATTCTATTCATTGGACACGACAACGAGCATGACTTGTTCTGTAGGAGATTTGGAAAGGTTGAGCGATTGATCGTTAAGGACTATCTTGAACTTGCGATTGCTATCAATAGCTCGGAATGCTTTATCGGGAATCAGAGTTCAGCGAATTGCGTAGCTGAAGGGCTAAAGCATCGGACGATACAAGAAGTCTGCTTATGGACACCGGATTGTATCTATAAACGAGACAATGCTACATTTTGCTACGATGGAAAGATCGACACAGTTTTGTCAGAAAAACGCATACAAGTTTCGGACAAAACTCCAGAACGACATATAGACAAAACGCACACTCCAAGTGGTGGCTGGAGATTAACTATAAACGGAAAAACATTAAATAGTTACTCAATTGATGTGCTGGTAATTCAGGCTAAATCAGCGGGGATGGAGAAGCCTAAATCTGAGATAGAAAAGATGGTTGTAGCAGAGACGCTTCCTTTCGTTGCTCTTGATCCAATTACAGAACGATTGCTTGTATCCATACAGAAAGTAAAGGAACTGATCGGATGAATGAAACGAGTAAGGCAATGCGAAGGAGATTGATTGAAAATGAGCTTCAAGTATTCAACTGGTCTGAAATTTTTAGTGGCAAAGGAATTGATGTAGGTTGTGGGGATGATAAGATTTGGTATGACAATTGCATCCCGTTTGATATGAATGACGGAGATGCTAATTGTATTTCAAAATACTTTCCTGCAAAGTTTGATTACCTACACGCCTCTCAATGCCTTGAACACATGCACAATCCATACGAAGCAATCATTGAGTGGATTAAGATTGTTAAGAGTGGTGGGCATTTAATTGTATCTATTCCTGATTTGGATTTGTATGAAGGAAACAAGTGGCCCTCAAGATACAATCCAGACCATAAAAGCACTTGGAGTTTCACGCATGAAACGAGTCCAGCAAAGTATCATGTGAACATCTATAAGTTCTTGGATTACTTGAAGCCACACTGCTACGCGAAGAGAGCTATGCTTGTTGATACTAATTACGATTACAAGATCGAATCAAGCGTAGATCAAACATTCATTGAATCAAATGGAGTGGAGGCATTTATAGAAATGGTTTTATGCAAGCTGTAATAGTAAAAGCCGCTTCACAGGTTAAAGAGGTTGATAAACTTATCGAGCATTGCAGGCGATTGGATGGGACTGAAGTAAAAGTTATCATAAATGATGGGCTTGTAGTGTCATATCCAGAAAGAAATAATCACGCATTACAGCAGGCATTTAATGCTATGGGTTCAGAACCATTTGCGTGGTTAGAGCCTGATAGCATACCTCTAAAGGCTGGATGGCTTTATGCGCTTGAGCGAGAATATACGAAACTCGGAAAGTCAATAATGCTATCATCGGATTCCAACCCACCTCACGATATGGTTGGCGGGATCGGTGTGTATGGAGGTATTGCTAGGAAATTAATACCAAAGGGAATTGAAAGAGACGGATGGGATGGATGGATTATCAAGAATATAAAACCACTTGTTTCATTCACCAACCTAATACAGCACTCTTACGGAGATTACACTAATGGGTTAAATCCTCATATGTTTCCAAGAGATAGGAATATGATTAGAAGTGAATCAGTTATATTCCACCGAGATAAGTTTCAAGGACTTATTGTTTAACCATAAATAGCCTTAAACTTACTAAAGGCTTGCTTCCAGCCTTTAGAGTCAGACTTATTATTAGGATTAAGAGCCTTTGTAGCTGTGCTGCTATCTAGATTAAGCCTCTCTCTAGCCAAAGCAAGTAGTCCCATCCCAGCATCTGCAATGTCAGGAGATATGCCGAATCGTTGTTTCATCTCAGACTTAGGCAGAACCTTAATGCGTAATGCTAGGTTCTTCTCTCCATTAGGATCAAGTTTCCGCATACACATTTCTCGCATCAACTCATCACCGATACCCTTGACTTGACCAGTCCGCATATACTCCTTGCAGGAATACCAAATCTCGGAAACCGAGTTGACATACCTTTCGTGTGACGGAGTTGGATCGTATGCCGATACAGGCTGATCTGAAGCCCTGCCACCGAATTGCAAGCCATACACATCCTTTGACCAAGCAACAGATATAAAGTCGCCTAGAGGCCCACCAGCGCCGGACTTATCGTATCCTGCATTACGAGGTTGAACACCCCTAGCTAGGCACTCATTGCGGAACCATTGAACTACCTGCTGAGAACGAGTCATAGACTGATCTGTGACATCCTCTTGGAAGACCAAAAACTCATCGTATTGCAGACCCTTGTATCCATGCGGCTCTGCCAGCTTGCCAACCGTGCCAAAGTAAAGAACCGTTCTATCTCCACCATTCGTGAATGATGGGTCGAGGAAGGCGACCTTGGTTTTCTCGTTATCAAGCCATACGGCTTTATCAGTAGCCCTAGAGTTAAGTATCTCAACCTCGGAATAAATCTGATCCGTGATACCAGCAGGACACCAGAAGCCACGATACATTCGCCAAAACGAGGATGTATTCTTAGCCTCTTCTGGAATCTTCTCGAAATCTTGTGGCCCCTCCATCCAAGAATAAATCTTC